GTAAGAAAGCCAGAGGAGAGGTCAGAGAAAGCCAACAAGGGGGGATGCAAGAATCTCAGAGAGGAAGTAATGCAACCCCAGAACTGGCCAACAGCAACCACGAGGGATTGGAAGGACACCAACTCCACAGTTCCTCCGAGCAGGGCGAACCCATCCAAGCAGACACTTGGTCAGCGTGTGGCACACGTTGGCCTTCAAGACCAAGCGAACCCCAATACGAATGGGAAGAACCAAGGGTCGTGGGGAACACCCAGGACAAGCCAAGCGATGTCAGCAACGATAACGGAGAACTTGGTCAATCGGAACGTGGGGAACCTAGAGGAGCAGCAGGGGAGACAATCAATAGGGGGCAAGCTGAACCCCAACTGGGTCGAACATCTAATGGGTCTTCCAGCAGGGTGGACAGACTTAGGCTCTTGGGAAACGGAGTAGTTCCTGCTACCGCAGCCAAGGCATTCGTCACATTAATCCAAAGGTTAATATGAAGTACACATATATGCTCAACATGGACAACGAGAAGTTTGAGTCCTGCGATGTTGTCGTTCAGTTCCTTATTGACCCTTCTGGAACATTTGATGGATTCACTTCCATTACCTCTGACCAACCACTTTACTCTGGGGATCTAGCTTACCTAGAAGAATGGGTGATGAGGGCTAAGGACCAGTGGTATCCACGAATAAATAATTAGAACCAACTACCATGAAAGAATTAGAGAAAAGCCTTCTGGGGACAATCCTAAAGGCTGAGATAAACGATGGCTGTAATGCGCTATTGAATGAAGCAAAGGAGTCCGGCATTAACGCTGACTTCTTTACGGCTCACGACACCCGCACAATGTGGGAGACTATGTGCAAGCTGGACTCCAAGGGCGTGATCCTTGGCACGATGTCCCTGTTCACGGATATGTCCAAGGGTCAGAAGGGACTCGATGCTAGCTCGGTCTGGTCCACGCATGACGCAGGACTCAGTGAGTTGCACTTCAAGGGAATCACGGATGACATGGTGGAGTCCTACAAATCACGGAACCTTCACCGTCTCTCGCTGATAATCAAGGACGGTCTACAGGAGGGTAAGGATTCCGAGGAGATCCTTACTTCTATACAGGGTCAGTGCGACTCCATAGCATCATTGACTCCTACAAGAGATACTCTACAAACTATTGTTGATCAAACATTTAAGGATGTTACAGGTAAAGTAGATTACTCTCGATACCTGCGGACTGGCATACAATCCATTGACGATGTCCTTTATAGAAACGGCTACGGGTCAGGTCAACTGTGCGTCCTAGCTTCACGGCCAGGGTGCGGCAAGACTGCCTACGCCTTGAACTTCTTGAAGAACGTATGCACGACTGGTAACGGTGTGCTTCTCTTTAATCTTGAGATGGGTGCTAACCAGATAATGAAGCGCATCTTCAGCATCAAGTCAGGACTTCATATGCGTAGGTTTGAGGACGGGCTAGCCCCGGAGGACAAGATGCAGACACTGCGGGAGACTACCGAAACCGTGAAGGGTTGGAACTGCTGGATCCGTGACAACGTATATCAACTGGACCACATACTAGCAACTGCCAGAGGTATGCACAGGAAGCATAAGGTAAATGGAATCATTATTGATTACTGCCAACTGATAAAGCCCATGTCCAAGAACATATCCAGAGAGCAGCAGGTCGCAGAGATCAGCCGTGAGTTAAAGCTACTCGCCAAGGATCTCGATATACCCGTCCTGTTACTAGCTCAGGTGAACCGTGAATCCGAAAAGGATGATCGTTCTCCTATCATGTCCGACCTCCGTGAGAGTGGAGCCTTGGAGCAGGATGCTGACAGTATTATATTTCTGTGGCAGACTTTATCAGAGAGGGAACAGAAGATGGACTACGTCCGCTGGACTCTAGCCAAGCAGAGGGAGGGCATGGGATATACTCAAGGTCGCATCCTCTTTAACAAAGGAACTCAGCAAATGGAAGATCACTCGCAGTTCATTTGATATGACTCCCACTCAGAAGCGGACAGCGCGTTACCATAAAATCATTGAGGATTTTTTCGGTGGCTATGTCTGCGGGGAGTGCGGGTTCAAGGGTAAGGCAGTGCAATTCGACTGCCATCACCTGCCGGGCTATCAGAAGACAAGAATCATTAGGGACTTTAGGCGAACGGGAACCCGTGAACAATTCATCGAGGAGCTAGAGAAGTGCGAACTTCTCTGTGCAAATTGCCACAGGCTGGAGCATTCCTCTTGACAGAAAACATAGGACACCTATGTTATAATTATTCTATCACACAAATGGTTCGTGTGTTAGTTGGTTCATATAGTAATACAAGGTAAGCCGAAGGAGTAATCCTAGGCGAAGGGCGGTTTTCATGGGCCGCACTTTTGTTCAATCCTTGGAGGGGCTGTTCCGTGTTATTCCGGAGCAGCCCTTTTTACTTTAAGTAATTCGACCGAATAGTTATGGCCTCAAGAACATCTCGCTTGCTAGGATCCTTTTCAAGATACTTCATAAGTACTTTTTCATTTTTATCAGCACCTATTCGTAGCAGGAAGTCAACTTTCGGTTGAATGTCCAAGCTAATTACTAATTTATCTATCTCGGAAATGTTTAGTTCCTGTGTCTTTAACTCCCTCTTGTGGTAGTTACGGAGTTTCATTTTGTCCGGGTTATCATTGGGCAACGCTTCGATTGCCTTCTCCTTATCTCCCTCAAGATTGTCATACTTCTCAGAAGTGCTTTCCGTCATGGATCGAGACATATCCGTGTAGTTATCTGAAAGAATATCCAATACGTCCAGACTGGATAAACCACCTTCCTTCATGAGACCAATCTTTTCGTCCAAGGAATAGTTGAGTGGTTCTACACCCATATTTTTATAATGAACTCTAGCTTGGTCCAGCCTATTGCTACGGGCTGTATTCATTTCATTGTATGTGGCATCTAACTCCTGCTGGCTTATGTCGCCTGCAAGTTTTTTCCTAAGGGCAGTTGTATAGTCAGACTTAGCTGTCTTCATCATACTGGAGGATTGTGCAAATTTACCTCTAAAGGAACGATCAGCATCGTAAGTGTATACTCTCCATCCAAATAGACTTTGAACATTTTGTGCTGTAGTTCTATCTCCTATGCCGTTAATAGAATCATTAAAACGTTCAATAGTTCTAAATGTGCCTGGTTTGATTACGTCATCATAAATGGTAGAGGCTATTACCTTAGTCCTTGCAGAAAGACTTGGGTCAATGAAAATTGGATTCCCTCTTTCGTCATAACCACTAAATATTTCAGTAGCTGTTTGAATTGCTAATGATCCTCCCTCTGAAAATATTCTGCCCTTCAGTATGGAAGCGTATTCTTCAAATGGCTTTTCTTTGAAACCAGCGGAAAAAGCATCGCCCATCGCTATTTGAGGAAGAATATACTCAGGCGGCACGAACACTCCTCTTCGGGGGTTATCCTTGTTTGGATTAATAATGGCTACAGTTCCATCCATCCAAAACGGAAGAACGGATTCTTCAAATGCTTGAACTGACTTATCGCTTAGGCCATTCTCTTCGTTCTTGTTTTTCACTGCTACTTTTGCTCCAGCCGTCACTAGACCCAAGGCGGTCAGACGTTTTGCACCCAGCATTCTCATTGCTGTCATATCAGCCCTTGATGGATCAAGTCCGAAGTCCCTACCAAAATTACCCCTAAGCATTTGCAAAGCGAACTTACCTTGGTTGTAAGATATTCTACTTAATTCAGCGAAGTGAGCAATAAATGGTTGAAGGAATCCGACTCGACTGCCCTTTCTTATGACTTCACTTAACTTATCATAGTTAGGAAAAGTATCATTGGTCATTCTCGCAGCCGCAGCTTCAATTTGAGCTGGCGTATAGTCAGGAAAAGCCTTCTTTAATTGAGTCTGTGTTCCCTTCCAGGTAACATAGCGCATAGCAACATCAAAAGCAGAATAAGCCTTGCCCCCAATGTCTACCGCTTTACCCAAAATCTTTTTATTGAGAATATTAAATCCTCTTTGTAGAGCCGCCTCCATGTCCGCAGCATCAATACTTTTGGGGCGAAGATTATACAAATCCATCTTATCGAGGTCAGCGTAAAATTCTTTTTTCGCTTTTGGAGATTTACCAGCAACAAGGTTTTCTAGACTTCTAAAGCTAGCTGCGGCTCTTCTCATTCCAGAAAAGTTGGGCATAATACCATTTGCCATAGCTGAAGTAAGGGATCCCAGGGCAGCCACAGGATACGATCCTACGTTTCCTACAACCTTTGTAAACTTCGCTAAAAAGTTGGCAGTAAAAAAAGATTTAATTGCTACGTCCACAGGGTCCCTGATACCTTGATTAATTGTTGGGCCGTATCTTAACTTGTAGATGGAATCAGCAACTTCTGGGTCAACGAAGATATTGGTTTTTCCAGAAACAGTTTTTAGTTTAAGCTCAACTTGACCCTCCCTTAGGGTTCTGCTAGCAACACCACTGTTCAATAAAAGATTAGCTATCTCTGCGTCCTCTGCCTTAGCGGATGCAAGTCTAGACAATCTTCTTGAGGTAATCAATGCTCGTTCTGCTGGGTCCGTGATTTCACCTAGCCAAGCTCTTTCAGCCTTACCCGGATTAGCACGTTTGCGTAAAATATTCTCGGACTCCGATGGTCTTAACCCGGACTTTGATTCCAGCTCCCTTGTTTTAGCGGAGTTGCCTTTTAGCTCATTAATTTTCTTTCTTGCCTCGGTAGCTGCCTTCTTTGAAGGCATGCCGGATTGTATATAATTAAATTTTATTTCTTTAAAAGCCGCCTCCTCCAGTATATCGTCGGGCTTAAAGTTAGGATCCTCAAACAATCTATATGGTTGAGTCAAATACCCACCAGTTGTGTCCATTGATTCTTCTAGGACTGTTCTAAGACCTTCTCTGATTTCTGGAGATAAGTCCATAAACGCCTGGTCATCCATTCCGCCAATCAATCGTTCCCTGAGTTTATTGGTCGATGAACGCCAGGCCGATAACTCTGTTTTTATGGGGGCTAGAGACGGATCCAATTCACCGGTAAGGAAGAATGCGTTCACGTTCTCATCTATTGCGGCTTCGTTATCTACGTTGGCTTTCTTGATCCTCTTGACTGCATTGTATGCCCGGAGACCAACTGACTCCGCTTCTCTTATGATACCCTTAGCCTGATCAATTTCGTTCATAACCTCTCTGCCAACCACCTTAGAGGGAGCCAGCCAAGAATTAATTCTATTGAACAAACGAGTAGGTCTTTTCTTGGAACCCGGCGCGTAGTTATTTAAGTTACCTGCATCTAATGCTAGTTCGCTGCGTTGTTTAGAAAGAAGGTTTAATGTTATTTCACGTTGCGCTTGATCAAAAGTTTCTCTTACCGCTCCAGGCATTGTTGGACGCTCAGGTAAAGGAGCTAATCTGTTTTCTGATCCTGTAATTGGAAGGGACTCATCAACAATAGAAGCATTTTTAGAATCAAAGATTACAACTATCTCTCTGCCATCCTCCTTGCGTGTGCTTCGAACACCTATAAAGCCTTCGTCAGTTAGCCTTTGTCTTACTTCAGCTAGTTCTTTATCAACCCCTACAAATCCTCCCTGATCGGCAAAAACTTCTTTACGAGTAGCTTCAAATTTAGATTGATCTGCTATTTTTCCTTCAGATATATTAATTTTTTTTACATATCCATCTTTTCCCGCAAACTCTCTGGCAAACTTAGGGTCGTTAGTTAAATAAATACCCCTACCTAACGCTTGAAAATTTTTCCTTCCTACCGTTTCATCTGGCAATAAAGTGTTAAAATCGTCTTTAGTTCCATGATAATATATTTTTTGTCCTGATGTTTCTGATCTTGCAATCGGAAGGGACTCATCAAAATTAAATGTTCCATCATCTTTAAACAATGGTCTTTCTTTGAGAGGAGTAAATGTTAAATCCTTATAGGTTATCTCTCCCTTAGCTACAAGCTCCATAACTTCTTCTGCGGTCTTGCCCCTAGTTTTATTGATCAAAGCCTTGCTTACGCCAAAGGTTTTATCCCCTGCTAACGCTCCAGTTAAGGCAGTCAGAAGCTCGACCGCCAAGGTAGCACCAGGAGACAAATCTTTTTCTTGTGAAAGTATTCTACCGGCACTCTGCCCGGCTACTGCGCCTGACTCAACAGCTAAGAATCGACCAGTGTTTTTACTAGCTTCTTCCGTGAATTGTTTAGCGAGGTTGACTCCTATCTGACCAGCCTTAGAAGTTGCTTGAACCTTGGATGCTACCTGTGCTGCCTTTAGGGCGGGTAAAGTAAAAGTAAAAGCCTCTCCTGTAACTTGTGCGGCGACTCCTGCTTTTGTCTTCGCGGGTTCATCTCTGACTGGTCCAGAATAAGGTAGCGATCCAATAATTTTGCGAATGGATTCACTGCCCCCTAGACTATCCCGCGGGACAATGTCCCTGTTCGCAATCGCATTAGAAACCTTATTAAGACCCAAAGATATTAAATCAACAGGCGCGCCAGCAATACTTGAAAAGGTATTATTAAGTTGATTGCTAACATCATCCGCTATAAATTTAGCGTTTTCTACGAACCCTTCAGGATTCTGCTCGATCTCTTCTTCTGAATTAACCCCAACAGAGCTTAATGATTTGATTTCATTAGCAAAGTACTGAGCAGCCTCTAGATTATTGGCAGCTAAAGCATTCGCCCCAGCTTGCTCAAGCTCTTGAATCGTTGCCATTATTGTTACTGAGGAAGGAATTGATTACGGAAAGCCTCTACTTGTTCAATAGTAGGTACAGGGCCAGAGCCATCGCCGGGTGTTGATTGATTATCAATAACGGCATCGTCAAGTTCAGAGGATCCATCATCAGTATTCTTTCTGGGTCCAAATGCATCTTTTGCGGTTTGAGGGCGACCAAACATATCCTCATAGCCATTTACTGCTAATATATCATTAGCCTCTTGAGTATTTCCTTGTTCGTGAAGTTCTCTCGCTCTTTTCCGTTCACCTAATTTAAATTCAAGGAGTCGTTGCGCAGCAGGATCAGCCTCTTCACCATCACGAAATGATTGCATAAATTTACCGTCCTGAGTAAGGACTGTAAACGGACCTATCTCTATCGCTTCAAGGTTGGGACCTTTCATTTTTTGCATTGATTCAATGATCTTTAAATCATTAGGATCCCTACCACCTTGCTCAAAATATGCAGCAGATAAAGCAGCTGGATCTATCTCTCCTGTTCCTGCCTCTCTGGATGCAGACAAAGCTGTATTAAAAGCACTTATGCTTTTTTCTTTTTGTTCTTGCTCAGATTCGGCAGTTTGTAGTTCTAAGTTTCTTATCTGACTAGCCTGCATATTCTGCTGTTGCTGATTATACGCACTAGCAAATCCAGTAGCAGTCAGCACATCTCGTTGATTGTAGTTACCACTTTCAATCTTTGCATAAGCCTTTCCTACGTCTCCACCTGCATTCTGTAGGGCAGATACCAGTGTCGGATCAGCGGCTGCTTGGCCCTCAAGAGAAGCTAGTCCAGCAAGCGTAACCTCCTTGTTTGTTTGGTATTTTTCAATACCTTCACCAATCTGTCTACCAAGGTTAGCCAGTGCTGCACCCATAAATTCACCTGATCTCGCAAAGCCACGAAGGTCTGCGTCAGCTAGTTCTGGTCGTACTCTTGATCCTGTTTGAAATGCCATATCGTTGTCCTTCTATTTTATTTTCCTCTTGAAGCAAATCCACCGCCGAGCGAACCAAGTCCTCCAAGCGCACCACCGATCATAGCTCCTTGTGCTTGAGCGTTTGCAGCCATCAGCTCCATGTCCTGACCACGTTGTTGTAACGCCATATTAACGCCTACGTTGGGGTCAAAAAGTTGAGGGCCAGTTGGTTGACCAGCAAGTCCAGTAGCCTGCCCAAGCATTTGACCGCCAAGTTGTATAGCAGAAGATGGTCGACCAAGAATAGTCATACCTAAGTCACCTGCTATCTGGCGGTTCATCTCAAAGGCTGGCTGTGCAAACTGCGAGGTGTAGTCCGAGCGACCAAGTGCCTCTGCCGCTATAGACGATGAGTCGCCAATGCGACCCCTAGCTAGGCTTCCTTGCCTAGCCCTTTGTTGTACGCTGCGCTCCTCTTCTGGAGTTAGTTGACCCAAAGCCTTACGGGACATACTATCTGCTATCGCTGTACTGTAAGGATCGGCGGCACGGAAAGCCTCTACGGCTTGCGGTGTAAATTCTTCTAGCGCACGTACGTCGGCAGCACGTTGCTGCTGTAGTTGGTCCTGCTGTAATTCAAAAGCCCTCTGGGATTGGTTCTCTAGCAAATCAAGAACCCCTGGAGTTGTTACCTCCCCTGTGATTGGGTCCTTTAATCCCTCAGCGAAGGTCTGTATATCCTTTAACTCAAGCGCAGCATAACGAGGGCGAAATTGTTCTTCTGCGCCTATTAATCGCTCCTGCAATACAGGGTCCGTGACCCCTTTGCCGCTTGACTGAAAGTCCTTACCAAATAAGTATTCGCCCATTGACTTACCTGGGTCAATTGGTGGTGGTGCTTTTCCTTTTCCTCCCATAATATGTTTTATTTAGATTTTAAAATTTTTGCAAATATTTTTGTGCTGTATTCAACACGAGTTGGACTACCGTTGCGGTGACGAACTCCTAGAAGTTTCTTTATAAGGCAATCAGGTTCTAGTTCAATAAATTTAAGAAGCATCTGTTTCCATGCAGAACTATTGGATGCAAATAAGAACGCCATAAAGATTGCGTTACCATCTTTCTTGTCTTCATCCCAGTTATATACGAAACTCCATTGATCATCTTCATTGCAATTATACCACATGAATACTCCCTGTATATTGTTTTCGTTATCAGATAGTGCTATGATTGTACCCTTAGCCTGGTGATAGGCAACTAGTTGTCGCAAGGTTTCTCTGTCCCAATCCTCAAAGACTTTTCCGTTCTCGTTCTCTACGCAGTAATCAACGATGCGATCCACATAGGTCACAAGATGCGGTTGCTCCCCTGATTCAAGGGCAGCTACTGCAGAGTTAAGGACTGGATTGTCTACTTGCATTAGGCTGTGCGTTTCCACATATAGACTACGATGTATGGCTGGAGATTTGTATGAGCTGATGCAGCGTCTGCTGCTGTGTTACCACCTATTTGTTCTCCAGCGGTATTACTAGGATTTCCAGTAACTCCATTAACAGTGCTTCCACCCCCAGATACTACTATTGCACCAGTGTCACCACTATCTACAGTACTATCTGAGGTTAACCTAAATTTATGGGCGTGAGCTGGTACACCAGATTGTGCAGAGGTAAGGGTAACTGTCTTAGCACCAGTTGTTCCATTTGTGTTCTGTCCGCTGCCGACTGCATCAAAGTCATTGTCACTAGCATCAATCCCTACGGGTACTTTACCTGCTCCAAATGCAACCCAAGTACCGAACCCCAACAATGCAGCGTTAGAGGGATCTCTTGAGTCCGAAGCGTTCATATAAATAGAACCAACTGGATAGGCTAACTCTAGGGCATCTGTTGCTAACTTAGCTTTTGTAATACCACCGTCACGGACTGCCATAGCACCGCCAACAAGTTGCATTGTACTACCATCAACAGCGTCGGATGCGTTAAACGTCGCTGCCGTGATTACTTGATTAAGTTTACTAGCCGATAGCTGTTCGCCGTTAGCAAATGTTTTTCCTGATGTTATTACTGCCATATTATTGATGTATTAAATTGATTGCAGGAGGTTTATTATCGACCGATTGCTTGCCAGAAAAAAGTCATATTACTTAACGAATCAAATCTATTTATAGTAAAACCAGTCGAAGAAACGGTAAGATCTCCACTAGTCATCCCTCCAGTAGTTAGACTTAGGCATTCATTAGGAAAGGCAGTGTGTCCAAGACTAGTAAAAGTAAATGTTTGGTCACCATCCGTAGTAGAAAAAGCCGTTCCAAATTTCATAATAAGTCCATTCGGCAATGTTACGCTTTTTTGACCACTACTTACAGCAGTTGGAGTAAATCCATCCGTTGAGGAAGCATCAACATAGGCTTTAATGTTTCCTTGAGTTGCACCCTTGGTATCATCCGTTCCGAGTGAATCATTATTAATAAGTATGCCTGCATTGTCTACGATAGGCACAGCAGTAGGAACAGCGGTCCCGCCTGATACATTGCCAAGAACCGTCTGGTCGGCTTGAGTCGCCATCTTTGCCAATGTAACGCCATTGTCCTTAATTTGTAGCTGACCAGAGGTAGTATTAACTGCTAGACCACCAGCAAGTACGCAAGTTCCAATGTCGCTTGATCCACTTACATTAAATGCTTCCGTGCTTCCGTCGAAGTCCTTGAATGCTGCGTTATCGACAATATTCTGCAACTTAGTTGCGTCGACTACTTCTGTTGAACCAAAGTTCTGTCCTCTTACTATAGGTGATGCCATTATATTGCTTTCTGTGTTGATCTAAAGGAGGTTGCTCCTTGAGTTTGTATTGATCTAATTCTTGGTCGTCCTTGTGTATTGTTAACTGTAAATTGTATTCCGTGACCTCTGCGGTTACCTATTCTACCACGGATGGACACATCCTCTGCTGCGGGTAAATCAACGCCGCTATTTAAGCTGTTCAAAGTCCCTAAGGTAATGCTAGCGTCAGGATTCTCAGTCTCCGCCGACAGGTCAAAGTTGCTGGTATTATCTGCACTGCTTTCTACGTGCATCTGGAACTCCTTCCAGTTCTTTCTGGTCATGTCACCGAAGGTGTACTGCCGAGTCGTAATGCTTCCCTTTACGTCCTTGGTGTCATTAGAACCTCCAATGCTTACGTTTATTAGGTCAACGCCCTGAAGCCTGGAGTCTATCTTGTGGATACCGCCTAGTTGATTAATAGC